AAATCGAGGCTCTTAATCTAATGCCTGATACGTTGGTATAGAGAGTTCCTGAAGCAGCGGTTGCATTGTAGTCAAGCGTATCGCCTGTATAGCCAGTAGCTTCTATTCCGGCAGAGGTACCAAGCTGGATGATGGGAATTGACGAACCGTTTGTGCTCACCCCCCTGAACATCACGGTCACCCGCTTCACCCAACTCGGGATCCCAGTGAAATCTTTGCTGGTGCCGCTTGTCGTTGCCTGAGCGGTTTCAAGAACCATCCGCCCGCGATCAGCAAAGCTCAGGGTGCCGCTGCCGTTGGTAACCAGCGCCTGGTCGGCGGAACCGTTACCAGTCGGAAGCACCAGCGTGTTCGACCCAGCCACCGCCGGAGCGTCGATCTCGGTGTAGCCGCTGGTGGAGCCGTTAAGACGAAGAGTCATTGTTCTGCCTCACTCGTACATGATGTTGATGGTGCCAGCATCGAACGTGTCGGTGCCGTTGGCAGTGGTGATGCGAACGCGATCTAGAGCGCCGGAGAGGGTGACGTTGCCTCCAGATGTATGGGTAGAATTGTTAGTGGATCGCCTTAAAGTACCTGCAGAAACCCACGCATTACTGCTTGCGTTGATTAGAGAGACTGAAATAAGACCATCGTACGAGGTAGTGGATGCATCACCTCCTGCCGTAAGAACAAAACCGGCTGTGCTGTTGGTCATGTTAGTACTGCCAGTGCCAATGTTGCTTCCGGCGGATGAATAGCCAGACGTTGTGACGCCTGCAGACGTACCAATCTGAATTAGAAATGCGCTGGTTCCATTCGTACTCACCCCACTAAACATCACCGTAATTCGCTTCACCCAACTCGGGATCCCGGTGAAGTCGATGCTGGTGCCGCTGGTGCTGGCTTGAGCGGTACCACTGACCAAAGCCACGTTGGCAACAGTGCCGTTCAACGAGGCTTGGACTTGACCGGCTGCAAAATACAGACCCGTATCAGCATCACTGCCGATTACTGCAGGCGTCCCAGAGCTGCCGTCAACCCCGCTAACACCTGTGCTGCCGTTAATAGTGACTGCCATGATCAGACGATGACCCAGGATTGGCCGGAAGGAACGGTGACCGTCACCCCGGAGTTAATCGTGATCGGACCAGCGGTCACGGCGTTGGTGCTTGTAGTCAAAGTGTAATTGGTGGTGACGGTCTGTCCATTTTCATTGAAAATTCGATCCGAGCCTCCCCCAGTTGCCCCACCGCCGATGGCGCCCCATGCTGTGCCGTTGTATCCCTCAAACTGCGTAAGCGTGGTGTTGAAGCGGATCATGCCCGAATTGGGCGACCCGGAGCGTTCTGCAGTCGTACCAGTAGGCAGATCCAGTTGGCCGGTGCCGCTCAGCAGCACATCACCTGCAAATGTCGCGGTGCCGGTGAAGCTGGGCGATGCGGTTGGGGCAAGACCGAGGTTCGCTGTTGCCAGCGTGCCGACCGTCACCCAAGCGGAGTTGGCGGCGTTGCGGACCTTCAGCAGGCCGGTGTTGGTGTCCGCCCACCACTGATAGGCGTAGGTGGTGCTGGGTTCGCTGGTGCCGCTGTTGTTGGTCGCAACTGCACTCAGCGCATTGTTCAGGTCTGAGCGGAAACTCGCGCCCGACTGGTTGGCAATGATGTAATCGTGCTGCGCCAAGGCTTAGACCTCCCTGCCGTAACCAACGGCCACATAGGTAAAGGAGCGGGACACGGCAGTGCCGGCACTGTTCTTGAATGTTACTTGGAAACCAGTTCTGGTGATACTGGTGAGTTCCATAAAGTCACCCGTTGCCAAGTTGGACGGACTAATCGCCACCGCTGGCGCTTGGTAAAAGGCATTGGCAAAGGTGGCAGTGTAAGTACCAGCGCCGCTGCTGAGGCTGGCGGATTGCTCCGTGTGCTGCTGCAGTTCCATCACGGCGCCCAACTCGTCGATCACGATGTTGACGCTGGTATCAGTTGAGGTAGCCAAGGTCTTGAACTGGAAGCCGCGCCCACGCTGTACACCATTGACCAGTTCGTTCCAGTTGCCCCAGGTCGGGGTGCCGCTGGGGTTGTCGTCAGTGCTGCGAACGTAGAGCTTGGCATCCACCTTGTCGAGGTTGTCCTCATCAATGGACGCCCACAGGTCGATGTCCTCAAACTTGTCGTCCCAGAGCGCGGAGGGCAAATAGGGGCGGGTGACAAAACGGCGTTGCAGATTCACGTCGTAGCGGGCGCCCATGTCGAAGGTGCTGCCGAACTCATATTCGCCCTCGGCCACCACACCGCCGACACCATCAATCGACGGCAGCGCGTCCCAGTCACCGTCAACCGCCATGTCGTCCACGGCATCACCAGCGTCGAGGATCAGGCCATCCAGCTCGCTGGAATAAAACATGTTGGTGGCGTTGCCCTGGAACGGTGGCGTGGTGGTGTCCTCCGAGTAGGTGGTGACGGATAGCCGTGGGAACACAGCCGGCAGATCGACCACAACAGTCGCGGCGTTCACCGAGCGGTTGTCGTCAACGTCTGCAAACTTCAGCAGGTAGGTGCCCTCCAGTAGTGCCACGCGGCGTTCGGTGGAGTTGCCGGATACGGAATCCACGATGCTTTGCGACTCCTCCCATACCGCACCAGATAAAACGCTGGAGTGACGGATCAGCACATTGCCGCCCAGCACCACGTCAAGGTCAGCACTCAGGTTCCAGCGCAACAGGGCTGTGCCGTCGTCGGCAGGCAGAATTGTGAGGCCGGTGACATCGGCAGGCGGTATTGACCTGCCCGAGGAAGACAGCGTGAGCCTGCTGACGCCGGTTTGTTGCAATGCGGCGTTGAGGGTCCAAACCTCGATTTCGTAGATCGCTACACGGGCGTCGAGGATTTCGTAGCTGGTACCCTTGGCAACGATCTGTTCAAACCAATTGTCGTCATCAGCGCGATAGCGAACCTTGTAACCGCTGGATCCGGTGACGCTTTCCCAGTTCAGGACGATCTTGACGCGAGCCTGACCGTTCAGGTTGTAAAGCTGCAGTGTATGGGTGAGGTTTGCTGGACCTGGATATTTGATGTTTAGGTCGGTGATGTCACGGACTTGCAGCTCTTCGCCGTCTTCGACGTAGGCATATTTGCTGCTGTTGTAGGCCAGTGCCGTGATGCCAAACGTGCCATCGCCGCCATCGGTGACAGCAAGGACGCGCCAGGTGCTGGTTTGAATTGCGGTGTTCTGGGCAATCCAAATGCTGTTGGCTGCAGGTGCCTCGCTGAACGCGGGGTCTACGGTGATGGTGCTGCCGGATACTGCGGTGATGGGGCGCGACTCCATCCGACCGTCGGGCAGGATTACTGCCAGCGTTGGCGTGTTGGCGGTGGGAATGTTGCTGGCGCTGGCGTTGTCCACTGTGACAGTGGTGGTTGTTGCGCTGCTAATGCGTCCGCCACGACGGCTGCCAGCTCGCATCGGATCAGCCACTTCGATGATTTGCCCTGGGCGGCAGATCGTGCCAGCGTCAATCGAGGTAGCAAATGTGATCGTCTCGGCTTCGTATTGGTTGCTGTAGATCAGCCACTTGGCTAGGCGACGCGCTTGACCACGAGAGGTACAGGCAAATGCGGTGATCTCCGTGCTGTTGAAGCCGTACTTGGCGATCAGGTTTACATCTTCAACAATTTCAAACGCTGTATCGCGGGTGCCCATGTCAAAGTAGGACACCGTGACGCTATTGAAGCGGGTGCTTACGTCTGAGGTGCTGTAACCGAACTCGCCGTTGATAACGTTGCTTTGGTTGAACTGGTATGTCGCATCCTGTGGACTGTCCTGCGCGATCGTCAGCGCACCAGTGTTCCAGAACGGCATAGATCGGAACACCGAGCACAGCTCATTGATGAGGTTGTATGCCTGATCCAGTGTCTGGATGTTGACGTTGCACTGGAAACGCGGCTCCTGCCCGCCAAAGCCATCATCGACTAATTCGTTTGCGTAGATGGAAGCCTGATAGAAACTCCACTTATCGATTTGTGCGGCGTCAATGTGCTGGCCAAATCCCCAGCGAGTGTTGGTGAGCAGGGCGTACAGGCACCAGGCGGGATCGGCACACCACTGAGCAGCGCCGAAAGTTCCATTCCAGACACCGGCATAGGTGACGCGCCCTGTGGCAATGTCAACCGTGGCGTTGCTGGGGAGCTGAATCTTGAGGCCGCGAATCCGATATGAACGGCTAGGGATGCTGCTGAACTGTTCGGCAGAAATGCGGATGGCGGTGTAGGCGCTATTTGGGTAGCGCATCTTCCGCGAAACGAA